TCTTTTTGTAACCACCAAGTGCAAATTCCATGGCGTATTCTGTGTCAGAATATTTTACAATATTGTGACGAGGAAAACCCTTCTCGTTTGCGCCAGCGGCAGTTAATCTTTCTATCTCATCCCAGACGTGGTCGAAACCAATGAAACGAGAGTGGGGGAACGAAAACACTTTACTTCTTGTAGTAACCATTGCTATCTCCTTATTAATTTAAGCAAGATTGTTGTCTATCGATCAGACTATTCTGCATCGACACTACTATATATACTTTATTATGGTTATAGATTCAAGGTTTAGATCAGAATTACTTTTGAGATATTTCACTTGGTTACCATCGTCAACCACGCCATCAACAAGACACTTACCGCATTTAGATCCTATTTTTGCTATGAGAAAATGATTTTCTTCCAGCATCTTTTCAGTAATAGCGTTACAGACACACACGTACATCTTTAGGATTTTGTGACAACATTTCCAATATTGTATTTCGGACAAAGTTCCCATTGATCTTTATCTTTGAATGCAATGATTTTAATTTGTCTTAGCGGCGCACATTCAGAAAAAGCAGCTTTGTTCTGTATGTCTACCAAACCCCAATCTGAAAGCAGAGTTGCTATACTATTTCTTCGTTGTATGTCGTTTTCTTCTAGATTAGATTTTTTACCATCTAACATAAACAGTTCTTTGAAATGCACAATGAAGTATCTTCCCTGTTTGTGGAGGATATGACAAGATTGATATAATTTTTGTTCTTTCCTTGATGCAACGCCAATGCGAGTAAGTGTCTCTCTTACTTTTAAAAAGTCATCTGGCTGATTTAGAGTAATCTCTAGCATCGACGACGGGGCCCAATTAATTTCTTCCACCTTTATCCACCTTACTCTTAATTTGTTCTAAGTCTTCTTTCGACAAAAGAAATAGAGCTTGGCGAGCTTTTTCATTGCTGTATCCATAATACTCTTTCACTATTTCCATGTCATCTATAGAATCCGCTTTTGCCCATTTAGAAAAGCGCTTTCTCTTTCGAACAATATTTAGTAAAAAATGAAATTGAAGTTTTTTATCTAAGTGATGATACCTATTCATCTCGTTGGCAACAAGAACTGTGTCCTGAAAATAAGAAAGCTGACGATTGACCATAAAAGACGAATACGCCTTCTCAGTTAGATCGTCGACCATTACATCTTTCTTATCTACGTTTATTGCATTAACAAAAGCGAAGGGGTTCATATCATCTCTACATCTGCCATTATCTCTGTCATACAAGCGACAACGTTGAGCTCGTGGTCAGCGACAAAGGCGTTTTTATATTGATAATCTGCTAAAATTAATACAAGCTGAGGAATAGAATTTGGTTGCACTTTATCATACATTCTATCATAGATCGCGCGAAATATCGCAGCGACATCCACATCCATATTATTAACAACCCAAGCGCGCATCTTTTTAAAATCTTTGTTCTTTAGGCTAGAAAATAGTGAATCATAATTTGATTCAGAAGAAGTTACCGATTCTTTGAGAAGCAAGGCGCCGCTCATACTGCCTCGCTGACACTCATTAAGAACTCTTCTCCAATCAGGAGCGTGTTTCATAATAAGCTCAGCAAGAGACTTCTTGGTATTACCGTCAGTAGTAATACCCTCCAATTTTAAGATCTCGGTGGCGCGCGCCAAAAACTGGCCGCACAAATCTACCATCTGGGATTTACTAGTATTAAACTCGTAAACACCACACCGAGAATGGAGGGGTTCAATTATTCTGTTCTTGAAATTACAAGTGAGAATGAATCGACAGTTATCTGAAAACTCTTCGATGAACCCGCGCAATGCTGGTTGTGTCGATTGAGGATTCAGATAATCCGCTTCATCAAGAACAACAACCTTGACGCTGCCCGAAAGAGAAACGCTTGAAGCAAATTGTTTAATCTTACCGCGAAGGGTGTCGATATTCCCCTCTTCAGAACCATTGACAACTATGTGGTCAAGGTCTAGCGAATTGCAAAGCGCTTTAGCAACCGTAGTTTTACCCAGACCAGCAGTGCCAGAAAAAAGCATATTGGGCAACTCTCCTCCTCGAACAATGTCCAAGAAGGTGTTTTTGAGCTCATCTGTTAATATGCAATCTTCTATTTTTTGGGGTCGATATTTTTCGACCCAAAGGTAATCTTTCATATACACTCCAGTAAATCATAATAAAATAAAAGTTCAAGGGGAGGAGCGTCGAAAGTTATTCTTCAGTAAAATCCTCACCAGCATCGTCCGCTTCTTGCTCAGCTAGTTGAATTAATTGAATGCACTGATCGCGCAACTGGCCAATTGTGGCCAATTCTTCTCCTCGAAATCCTCCGCGAGCAGCTACTGTATCAATAACAGCAACGGTACTACGGGTGGTTCGGTTAGCCAGATCAGCAATTTTAGTTTGATTTTCGTTCATTATTAATCTCCATATTTACTATTTTTCTCTAAAGCAATCCAATATTCAATTGGGTGTTGCTGGTTCGCGAAATGCGAGATTTTTTTAGAAGACAACTCAACCTTATAGTCGCCAGGAATAATCCGCAGATTATCTATGCTCCAAATAAAATTGAAGTCAGTACTACTATACTCACCTACAACATCAACAGAAAAAGTATTAGAAGTTTCGTTTGTACTATCTAAAACAGTCAAACAAAGCACGTCATTGATCACAGAAACGTTCACCTCTGTGTGCCCCAGAACCGAAGCAGCTCGTTTTACTTTAGCTAATGTTTCAGAAGTTAACACAAAACTGACCTCTGCAGAAGGCATGACAATATCTTTGGTGGGTCTTGTTAGGACTTCTGGACTTGAAAAGAAAAACTTGGCTCTAGAAACTCCAACATTATCGCCTATAGAAACATAATCCTTTTCAAAATCAAGGGTTGGTTCTTCACACAACGAAAGGGTGTTAAGGAATTCAGGTAGCTGATAGATTCCAAATTCAGTAGAGAACTCGTTATCAAGAACGGCTTTGCCAATGATATTCTTCGCTTCAGAGATTGTCTTAATCTCGGTTCCAGGTTCAAAAACAATGTTCTCATTAATTGTCGAGAAATTCTTAAGAACATTCATTGTATTTTCAGTAAGTTTCATAATATATCCTTCAATGGTTTAGTATATAATAGCCGATTAATTATAGAATTTCAACCTGCGAGCTTGCTAAAATTCTTATATTTAACGAACTCAATCTTTCGCTCAAAATTCTGCTGGAGGACCTCGCCCTTGTGCGAGATAACAAATGTGTTAGTATCATTACCCAGAGTGTCGATAATCTTGAGTAGATTCTCTACTCCATCCGCATCGAGAGAACTGTCGAAAGTCTCATCAAGAATCAGTAGGTTGGTGGCGATACTGTTCTTCATCTTAGCAATCTGCCTCCAAGTAAACAGAAGTGCTAAGTCGATGCGTTGTTTTTCACCCTCGGAGAAACTGTCATAAGAAAACGCGTCACGGTGTCGAGAACGAATTGTTTCTTTGAAAGACTCGTCCAAATCAAAGTGCACATAAAAATCCAGTATTTGTAAATACTGATTTGTGAGTTTATTAATTACTGGTAGGTACTGTTTGATGATCTTAGTCTTAATTCCCGTGTCTTTTAACAGTTCGGTGATAACATTATGATACTCTTTCTGCTCGGCGAGTTCAAGCTTGGAATCAACTAGAGCCTGTCTCCTACTTTCTTCACCTGAGAGAGTATCTCGTGCTTCTTGCAAGCTATGTACACCTGTTTCGAGTTCGGATAACTCACTCTGTAAAGCATCAATTCTTCTTTGGGTCCAGGCGATTTTTTCTTTGATGGTGTTAATTTTATTCCGCTCTTCAATTTCCGCATCAATCGAGGACTGAATATCTTGTTTATCATTAGTCAACTTTCCTATTTGATGTTCACACTGTTGTCTTGCTTCTTCGAGTTCGTCCCACTTGTCTTTGGCGTTCTGTACCTTATCCAATCGGAAGGAGGACTCGATGGCTTGCTGACAGGTGGGGCAGTCTTCGTTGTCTTCATAGAATTTAATCTCTTTGTTAGATGCTTTCTGCTTAGAGTTAAACTGAAAGACATACTTACCCATCTCGTTGATCTTAGTGTCCAATGCAGTCTGACGGGTTTGAAGGTCAGATAAAACATTATCTTCCCAATTTGTCACTAAAACATTTAGAAGAGCCAGCTCTGCTTTTTAGTTAGCAATAT